ACTGCTTAACGAGATACGCAGAGTGGAAACGGCACTACAGAACACTACAAGCCACAAGTTAAGGCACGATTATGGCAAATACCTAAAGAGATTATACAAAGACCTGCACTACTATGACAGGCACATAGAACAATGGCAAACGAGCAGAACTTAAGACCAAGTGAATACAAGTTAAGCCAAGACGAAGCCAAGAAGGGCGGTATAGCATCTGGCGAAGCAAGGCGCAGGAAAAGAGATATACGTCTGGCACTTGAAGCACTGCTTGAAAAGGATATAAGCGACAAAAACGGCAACGTAATGACAACCACCGAAGCAATAGCATTGAAGCAGGTAGAAAAGGCGTTAAAAGGCGACACAAAAGCCTTTGAAGTCGTGCGTGATACTGTAGGTCAGAAACCAACGGACAAGATAGATGTAACTGTCAATGATGACAGCGCAAAAGAGATGGATGAATATTTCGCAAGACATAGCAAGAGAACTGATACGGAATGAGCCTTATGAGATAGGACACTTTCTTGGGTTTAAGGATCTAACAGAACTGCATAACGAATGGCTGTTGGATTGGCTATACGGAACTGAAGACACAACAACACAAGCGCACAGAGGTTCATACAAGACCACAGACCTTGCATTGTTCATTGCGATCAATATGCTTATCCACCGGCAAGAGAATATCATCTTCCTGCGTAAAACCGATGTAGATGTAACAGAAGTCATTAGGTTAGTAGCAAAGATAATAAGAAGCGGTGCTTACATAAATCTGTGCCAGATCCTGTATAACATCACACCGATGATAACAAGGGAAACAGCTAACGAGATACAGACCAACCTTTATAACGGCAAGGGCGGTGCAAGTCAGTTAGTTGGAATGGGTGTCAATGGTTCTCTGACAGGCAAACACGCAGATGTAATAATCACAGATGACATCATCAATATAAAAGACAGAATCAGCAAGGCAGAGAGAGAACACACCAAGCTGATTTACATGGAACTTCAGAACGTAAAGAACCTAGGTGGCAGGATCATAAACACCGGCACACCTTGGCACAAAGATGACGCATTCACTCTGATGCCGAATATAAAGAAATACGATTGCTATACTACAGGCTTAATGAGTGATGAGCAGATAATGCAGTTAAGGCAATCCATGTCACCAAGCCTGTGGTCAGCTAACTATGAATTGAAGCACATAGCCGATGAAGATGCGCTGTTCACAGATGCAAGATTCACCAAGGAACTACCATTAAACGGCATAGCGCATATTGATGCAGGGTATGGCGGTGAAGACTCTACGGCGTTTACTGTCATAGCCTTAAAAGACGGAAATTTCATCGTATACGGCAAGAAATACGCTAAACACGTTGATGATTGCATCGAAGATATTCTGCGCTTAAAAGCTAAATATATGGCAGGTACAACATGGTGTGAAAAGAACGCAGACAAGGGATATTTGGCAAAAGAATTAAAGAATCATGGCGATCTTGCACAGACCTACCACGAACGGATGAACAAGCACATAAAGATTTCAACCTACCTCAAAGAGAATTGGGGCAAGGTTTATTTCGCAGAGGACACAGACCCAGAGTACATAGCAGAGATATTGGATTATAACGAACACGCACCACATGATGATTGCCCAGACTCATTGGCAAGCGCAATAAGACAGATGGGCAAGAAGCCTATGACCTTGAACAAGGGAGTAACAAGAGGGATATGATTTACCACATACCATATGACACAGAGATGTCCAAAGAGTTATTGGGCAAGTATATTGGCAAACACAAACAGTATGTAGCAAGAAGTGCAAGACCGCTGATGGATGCTTACATCAACAAGTATCCTATATTCCTTGCACCACCAAAGATGGATGGCAAGCCAGACAACAGAATAGCTGTCAACTATGCCAAGTACATCACAGATACATTCAATGGGTTCTTCTGCGGTATACCTGTCAAGGTAGACACAGAAGATGAAACAGTATCAGAGTACATTGACCTGCTTGACGCAGAGAATGATGGTGACAACCTTAATGCAGAGGTTAGTAAGTTAGCTGACATCTGCGGTTCATCTTGGGAGATGTACTACAACAAGGAAGATGGTGAGACAGGCATCACATATCTGTCAGATACAGAAGCATTCATGCTGTGTGATGATTCTATTCTGGAAAGACCTCTGTTCTTCATTCGTTACTACAAGGATGAGGATGGCAATGAGTACGGATCATATTCAGATTCAAAGATAGTGCGCCACTTCTGGTATGAGGGTGGTGAATATCACTTTGAGGATGATGAACACATTCATGGATTCGGCTATGTACCTGCTGTTGAATACCTTTCCAATGATGAGCGCATGGGTCTGTTTGAATCAGCACTACCGGCTATCAATGCATACAACAAAGCATTGAGTGAAAAGGCAAACGATGTGGATTATTTCGCAGATGCATATTTGAAAGTCATTGGTGCAAGCGTAGATGATGATGACACATTCCATATCAGAAGAACAAGGGTAGTCAACTTTGATGGAGACATCAGTGAGGGCAACTACCCTATTGTTGAATTCATGGAAAAACCATCAAGTGATGAGACACAGGAGCATCTTCTGGACAGACTCAAGACAGATATATTCGTTACATCAATGGTGGCAAACATAAGTGATGAGAACTTTGGCACAGCTTCTGGCATCGCATTGAGATATAAACTTGAAGCCATGTCTAATCTGTTTGTAAGCAAGGCAAGGCGTTTCACATCGTCAATGATCGAGAGATACAAGATTATCTTTTCATCTCCTGTGGCACAGATGCATGGAGTACCAAAGGATGCATGGAAGTATCTTGATATACACTTCACACCTAACTATCCTGCAAACGTAGAGAGCGAAGCAACAGTAGCAAAGAACCTTGAGGGCATAGTGAGCAAGGAAACACAGCTTAAGGTGCTGTCTGTTGTTGATAACGTAAGGGATGAGGTTGAGAGATTAGAAGCAGAGCAGATGCCAAGCGTGGTGGATAATATGTATGGCTACAACGAAACAACTATGGCAACAGAATAATAACCGGCTATATTGGGAAAAGCGTGAACAGAAACAGCGTGAACTGTACATGATGGAAGAAGCTGAACAGCAGAAACGGCTTGAGAAGATCTATGCTGAAATGTACAGGCACGCAGAAGACGAAATAAACCGCTTTTACGGCAAGTATGCAGATGCAGAGGGTATTGATATAACTGAAGCGAAAAAGCGTGTGTCAAAGGCAGATATTGAAGCCTATGAAGCATTAGCCAAAGAGTATGTCAAAAACAAAGATTTCTCTGACAGAGCCAATGCTGAAATGCGGTTGTACAACGCAACCATGAAGATAAACCGCCTTGAGATGCTGAAAGCAAGGATAGGGGTATACATGGTAGCGGGCATCAATGACATTGACCAATACTATGAGAAAGTCATAACAGACCGCACAAGGCAAGAGATAGAAAGACAGGCAGGTATACTTGGCGAAACTGTAAGCACAGCAGACACAGTGAAGAGAGCGCAGAACATCGTCAATGCATCTTTCTTCAATGCCACATACTCTGAAAGGATATGGAGTCACCAAGACCGTTTGAGATCCATGATAAACATAGAACTTCAGAAAGGTCTGATAGCCGGCATAGGTTCAAGGCAGATGGCATCAAATATCCGAAAGGAATACGATGTATCATTGGCAGATGCGCACAGGCTGATGGTCACAGAGTTGAGAAGAGTGCAGACAGATGTGGCTATGGATTCCTACAAGGCAAGCGGTGTAGAGAAGTATGTGTACATGGCTGTCAACCCAAGAGCCTGTCCGATATGCAGAGAGATAGACGGCAATGTGTATGATGTAGCTGATGCTGAACCTGCAAAGAACGCACCACCTATGCACCCAAGATGCCATTGCACCACAGCACCTTATGTGGATGAAGAGGACTATAACGCATGGCTGAACTATCTGAACCAAGGCGGTAGGACATCCGATTGGAATAATATGTCACCTGCGGAGCGACAAAAGTGGCTTAATCCTGTGGTACAATCAGAGCCAAAGAAAGAATTTGACCGCAACAACATCCAATGGACACCAGATGGAGAGCATATAAAGAATTGGTGTGAGAATGAGGGCATTGAGTATAGAGAAGTCAAAGACCTGCCAAAGAAACTTGGAGTCAAGGAAATCGTATCAAGGATTGCGGGTGGTGATATGACAACGGGTTCATGCGTATCTCTTGCTTGCTCATACATAGCCAACAAAGCAGGTTGGGATGTGCTTGACTTCAGAGGTGGCAAAAGCTGTCATGCGTTCGCATTGAGTTATAACAATATGCGATTAGCAAAGCTGAACGGAGTGAACGCTATCGAGAATAACGAATATTCAGCGGTCAAGGGTGCGCAAGCCTTAATGAGTCAGATGGAGCAAGACAAAGACTATATGCTTGTGACCGGCAGACACGCATCAATCGTAAGGAAGACGGACAGCGGTTATCAATATCTTGAACTGCAAAGCGGAAGAGAAAACGGTTGGACAGATTTCGATAGTTACGGATCAACAGCAAAGACCCTACAAAAGCGGTTTGGTTGTACCAAGTCGAGAACTGTGTACGGGCAGAAATTCCCACAACACAGCTTTGCTATAGACATTGAGTCATTGTATAATAGTGATGAATTCAGAGATTTACTTGGGTACATAAATACCGCAGAGTCAGCGCAGAAGAAAGGAGCAAGCGGAAGTGTTAAGTGATTTCTACAAGGAAAACGAGAATGACCGCATATGGTGGGTAGATGACACAGAAACCACAGGAGAGTGGCTGTTTTCGTTTGACAAAAAGAAAATCTATAATATGTTCGCAGACTTTCCACAGAAGCTGACCGAAGTGCAGATATTCATTAAGGAGCAACCGTATTGGGCAGACTTCTTCAGAGACAGGTTGGTAGATTACCTGTAGATCCGCAACACAATATAGATAAACAGAGAGCCGTAAGGCTCTTTTTTATTGTCCAAGCATTGAAGACATTAAAAGCTATGGAATTAGTCCAAGCCTTGAAGACTTAAAAAGCTATGGGTAGTTTAGCTTACAACTTAAAAGAAAGGAACTAATCATGGAAAACAATGAGCAGATGGAGCAGAAAGTAGAAACTACAGTAGAAAAGGCAGAACCTAAAGCAGAAGCCAAAGAGCCAGAAAAGAAGTACACAGATGCCGAAGTAGACAAGATCGTACAGGACAGGCTTGCAAGAGAACAGAAGAAGCGTGAGAAAGAAGTAGCTGAAGCTGAAAAACTTGCAAAGATGAATGAGAAAGAACGCTATGACTATGAGGTATCTGAACTCAAAAAGGAACTTGATGCACTCAAGGCAGAGAAGAGCCGGTCAGAGATGATGGCCACCGCAAGACATATGCTTGCCAATGATGGTCTGAATGTATCTGATGCTCTTATCGGTGTACTTGTCACCTCTGACGCAGAGCAGACCAATGAAGCTGTCAAGGCATTCAGCAAGCTACTCAAGGCAGAGATAGACAAAGGTGTAAAGGCACAGCTTGCAGGTGGCAACCCAAAGAAAGGTGGTTCATCTGCTCTTACAAGGGAACAGATTTTTGCAATCAAAGACCCTAATCAAAGACTTAAAGCAATTGAAGAAAATATGGATTTATTCAAGAAAGGGAACTAATCATGGCTGTAATTACTAATACAACTGTTTCGACAGATATTGCACCGGCAATTTCAATCGATCTTGTGAACGAACTTCACAATTCTTATCGTGCGCTTGCAGAGATCCTTGGTATTACCAGAATGGATGCTGTCGCAGAGGGCAACACAATCAACATTTACAAATCAAGCGTAAAAGGCAACATTCCTGCGCAGGTAAACGAGGGTGATGTTATTGCGCTCACAGAGACACAGAGAGTGGCAACACCTATCACAATGACTCTGAAGAAATTCAGAAAGCTGACCACAGCAGAAGCTATCCAGAAGAGTGGCAGAGAAAATGCTATCTATGATACGGATCGTGCGCTTATCAGAGAGGTAAGAAAGGGTGTCAAGGCTGACTTCAACACATTCCTTGCAACCGGCGCAGGCACAGCAACAGCAGGTGCTACCTTACAGGCACAGCTTGCTAATAACTGGAACGCACTTCAGACATACTTTGAGGATGCAGATGTAGAGCCTGTACATTTTGTATCAAGCACAGATGTAGCAGGTTACCTTGGTACTGCATCAATCTCCATGCAGAACGCATTCGGCATGACTTACGTTGAAGATTTCCTTGGTCTTGGCACTCTGTTCATCATCCCATCCCTGACAGCAGGTACTGTGATCTCCACAGCTAAAGAGAACCTGCATTGTGCATATGTACCTGCTAATGGTGCAGTAGGACAGGAATTCGAACTGACAGCAGATGAAACAGGTCTTGTAGGCATCACTCATGGCAGAGTCCTTGAGAGAGCATCAATTGAGACTCTGCTGATGACAGGCGCAAAATTCTATGCAGAGGAACTTGCAGGAGTAGTCAAGGGAACTATGTCAAGCAACTAATAGAAAGTGGGGTGACCCATGTTTGAAAAAGTCCTAACGATGTTAGGAATAAGTGACCCAAACGAAGATGTAACAAACAAACTCAACTACATCATAGACAGCACACAGCAAAGACTCCTATTACGTTTAGGAGTCGATGCTGTGCCTAAAGTGCTTGAATATATCGTGGTTGAAGTCTCAATAGTCAGATTCAACAGGATAGGTAGCGAACGGCTTGCAAGCCATAATGTTGAGGGTGAATCAATGACATGGAATTCTGAAGATGACTTTAAGCCATATCTTACAGAGATCAATGCATGGGTAGCCAACAACAAGGATTCTTCTTACGCAGGGAGATTAAGATTCATATGAGATTCGACACACCTGTGATATTTAGGGTAACGGAAGATGTGTATGGCGATGATGGCAACTACACAACAAGTGTATTAAGTGAATCGGTACACTATGCAAGTGTAGACAACACCACAGAACGGATGATGACGCTTGTGTATGGTGGTGTTATGCAGGATTCACTAACAGCAAGATTCCAGAACCATATAGAAGATGACTACACAGAAATCATCATAGGCGGTGAACCATACAAAGTGGACTACATATCACCAAAAAGGGTCAAGGATGTTTTTGTACTATCAAGGGTATGAGTGTTAAGTTAAATGGTCTTGATGGATTGGAACGAGCATTGAAGCCAAACGTGACAATGAATGATGTGAAGCGCATTGTGAAAACGAATGGTGACAGGCTCAACCGATACATGAAAGAACAGACCAAACACGCATATGTTAAGGGTTATTCAACAGGCGACACAGCTTCATCCATTAACACAGAAACAAGGGATGGCGGTTTAACTGTAGCTGTGGGCGCAACCATGAACTACAACCCTTACACAGAATACGGCACAAGATACATGAGCGCAGAACCGATACTTGACCCATCTTTGGAACGTGTAAGACCACAGTTTTTAGGCGATCTTGACAAGGTAACAGACCGATGAACGCACAACAGGAACTTTTCTCATTCTTTCGAACACAACTTAATGCCTATGATGGGATGTTACCGCCAAAAGGCACATCTTATCCGTTTTATTATCTGGCTGACACAAGACAACAGTTTGGGTCTGCAAAGACTAAAGACTACGGCTATGTAACATTGGTCATCCATGTGTGGCACAACGATCCGAAACAAAGGGGAACAGTATCACTTATGATGCAGAATGTAATAGGCATGGCAGGTAGTCTGAAAGAAACATCTAATTATAAATGGTCACTTATCCGAAACGAAACAGAACAGCAGATATTAGCTGATAACACAACAACACCACCATTAATGCATGGGTGGAACTCTTTAAGATTCATTTATTCAAGAAAGGATTAACACATGAGCGCAGTAACAGGAAAAAACCTTATTTACCTGTACAGGCTTGAGTCTGAAAAGGCAACAGCAGATGGTACAAGGATCGCTCTTACCACAGAAGACGAACTGTCAATTAGTGCTGATGCAGATGCAACAGCAACAAAAGATGGTTCTGTCAGAGGTGCTTCTGTAGCAGAACTTGAAAAGACCATGACAAGCCTTATGGATTCATCTGACCCTATGATAGGCAAGCTGAAGAACGCTATTCTCAATGGTTCACTTATTGAACTGTGGGAAGTCAATCTTGACAAGCCTGTATCAAATCAGACAGGAAAATTTGAGGGAACATATTATCAAGGCTATCTGTCAGAATTCACTACATCATCACCGGCAGACGGAAATGTAGAAGTATCAATGACAGTTGGCATCAATGGCAAGGGCGCAACAGGAAGTGTAACTGTAGATGCATCACAGCAGGATGATGAACAGTACACATTCGTAGATACTCCGAAGACACAGCAGTAAGAGAGTAGGGAGAGGGTAAAACCTCTCCCCTTTTTTGAAAGTGAGGACTAAAAAATGAAGTTTGAACTGGTTATGAACGGACAGCCTTATACATTCAACTTTGGTATGGGTTTCCTTAAAGCGATCAATTCAAAGGCAACAACAAAAGCACCAGACTCCAACTATACTGTGAACATCGGTGCAAAGTTCCTTATGGCGCAGGTAATGAGCGATGATGTAGAAGCACTTTGTGAAGTGCTGATGCTTGCCAACAAGGGCGAGACACCAAGACTCAACCAGAAAGACCTGTACGCATTTATTGAGGATGAGGACACAGATATTGAAGCCGTGTTTGGGCAGGTAGTGGATTTTTTCGGAAAAGCCAATGCTACGAAACTGATATACAGGGATCTCAAGGAACTGACGGAAGAAGAGGAAAAGAAGTAGACTTTGACGAACTGTATAACGAGGTGGCATTGAATTGTTTTAGATTTTTCGGCTTTAAATCGCTTGATGAGGTTGACCGCCTAACGATCAGAGAATATCAGATGCTGTGTGAAGCTGAACAGTATAAACAACTCGATAAGAAACAGGACATAGCCTTGGGTGCTTGGCTTACATTCATGGCATCAGCTAAAAAGCAGGTGGGCAAAAGACTAAAGCCTGTTTATCCTACATTTGAATCATTCTTTGATTATGCGAAAGAACTTAAACGCATGAAAGGTGAAACAGTAAATGACCTCAAAGAGCGATATAAAGAAATACATGAAAGGCTAAATCATGTCAACACACACGATTGAAGCGATATTAACGGCAAGAGATCAGAATATGTCATCAACCTTTGACAAGGTGAGTGGCAAGGCTGATTCTTTTGGTTCAAAACTTAAAAGCGGTCTTGGCTTTGGCGCATGGATGGCAATAGGGCAAAAGGCTGTTGGGTCTATATCGAACCTTATCAGTTCATCAATGGATGGTGCGATAAAGAGATTCGACACGCTCAATAACTTCCCAAAGGTCATGCAATCGCTTGGCTTTGGCGCAGATGAAGCAAAAGCATCTGTAAAGAAGCTTGGTGACAGTATCGGACACCTGCCAACAACACTTGATGCCGTAGCATCACAGACACAACAGGTGGTAGCGGTTACAGGTGATCTTGACCAAGCCACAAGGCTTACGCTTGCATTGAACAACGCTATGGCAAGCGGTGGCGCATCAGCAGAGCAACAGGCAAGCGCAATCAACCAATGGGTACAGGCTATGTCTAAAGGCAAGCCAGACTTACAGGATTGGAGAGCCTTGGTACAGACCGCGCCTGCACAGATGAACCAGTTGGCAGAAGCTACACTTGGCGCAGGTAAAACACAGGCTGACCTGTACGAAGCCATGAAGAATGGTTCTGTGTCTATCGAAGATGTCAATGACAAGATGATTGAACTGTCCGAAACAGGCATAGACGGAATAACCTCATGGGAAGAACAAGCCAAGTCAGCCGGTGGCGGTATTCAGATGGCAATGGTCAATGTTAAGGCAGGTGTACAAAGAAACCTTGCCAACATCATGTCTGCTGTCGATACCGCACTGAAAAAGGTGGGCGGTATATCTGGAGTCATTGAAAGCATAATACCTGCATTTAACAAGGTCGGTGACATCATATCAGATGTCATAACCAGTAAGATAAGTCTTAAAAAGGGTATCAATATCCTTATGAAAGACGCATCAAAGATGATAGAAAAAGCTATTAAAGCTATGGACAAGTCAGCACCTAAAGTCACAAAGGTGGCATCAACTATAGGCTCATCCCTGTTAGAGGGCATAGCAAAGTATGCGCCTAAACTGATGGTGCTTGGTGGCAAGATGCTTCTGAACTTCATCAAGGCTATCGCAACCGAATTGCCAAAGCTGATAGTCACAGGACTTAACGCAATGACCAAACTTGTACAAGGTGTCAACCAAGGCAAACCACAGGTCATAGCTAAAGCCATTGAGGTAGGCGCACAGATCGTCTTGGCGATACTCAAAGCATTACCTGCAATATTGAAAGCAGGTCTGCGCCTTATGGCTGAACTCCTTAAAGGCATGGTGTCTGGCTTTGCGCCTATACCAAGTAAATTGATTGCCCTTGCAAGGAAGATACCTCAAGCCATAAAGAGCGGTGTAGGCTCACTTGCTTCTATAGGCAGGAATATAATTTCAACACTTGGTCAAGGCATATCCTCAATGATAGGTTGGGTAGTTGGTAGAGCAAGAAGTGTAGGTAGTAGCATCGTCAGCGGTATCAGAGGTGCTATCACAGGTCTTGGGAGCATCGGCAGAAATATCGTTCAAGGCTTATGGGATGGCGCAAGCGGTATGGTGTCTTGGGCGGTAGGCAGATTCAGAAGCCTTGGCTCAAGAATACTTAATGGTATTAAAAGTGCGCTTGGCATACATTCACCATCAAAGGAATTTGCTAAAGTCGGTAATTGGTCTGTGTTAGGTCTTGTACAGGGTCTTGAGAATGGTCAAGGCTTGGTAGATAAAGCTACACAGGCACTTGTGAACATACCAACTGCAAGCATGAGCAATCTTGCTCTGTCTTCAGAATATGAGTATGGCACTTCTGCATCATACACAATAGATGTTCCGTTATTCATAAATGGCAGAGAATTTGCAAGAGCAACGGCAGCAGATATGTCCGATGCGCTGAACACAAGAGAATCACGCATGAGCAGAATGAGAGGTATCAGATAAATGTATCAGTTTAGAGATATAACAGACCATAGTGAATTATCTGCCAATCTTCCTGCTGAAGCGGTATCGATCAATGGACAGTATCTTGAGGATGCAGTGACCGGCTACAGAACACTTTACACCAAGGGCAGAGAGTCATTAGGGGTAGAACTTAACACCTATAGTGTAGGCACGGCAGATGGCGAAACGATAAAGTCAATGCGGTATCCGTCAAGAACACTTACTGTAGGTTTTCAGCTTATATCTTCGTCACCTGCCGAATTCAGAGAAAGTTTCACACAGCTTAACAATCTGCTGTCCATAGAAGAAGCAGACTTCATATTCAATGACGAACAGGATAAGTTCTTTGCAGGTACACCAATATTCAATGCTGAAGTAGAAGAAGGTGAAAACACAGTAAAAGGTGAGTGGCATATCCGCTGTGCTTACCCATTCAAGCGGTCTATAGATCCAATCACCCTTACTATGGAAGATGCAACCATAGAAGACAATACCGCAACATGGGAAATAGACTACAACGGAGCAAGACCTGCCAAACCACTTTTAAGGGCAACATTTGCAGATGCCGAAGAGGGCGGTGACTCTGGTGAGGATGGCGATTGCGGTTTTATTGCCTTTATGGATGGTGAGGAGAACATCATACAACTTGGCAATCCAGATGTATTAGACCTTGACGAATATACCAAGTCTGCAACGCTTGTCAACAAAGCGTTTGAGAACACAAGTGGGTGGCTAACCACAGGCGGTCATTCATGGAACAATAGAACAGCTAACGGCTCTGTGTCTGTGTCCAACACAACAGATACATATTGGGCAAACGGAAAAGGGCAAACACAGAAATACGTTAAACCAACTTACGGCACAGGTGATGTGTGGAAAGGTGTCATTTTCCACAGGTCTGTGGATGGTGCTGTTAATTTCGGCATAAACATAGTCCATAGGTATTGCTGTTCGAAACCAGAACAGACCGGCACTTTTGAGTGCGGTGTTAGGATGGCAGACGGAACAATGCTCGCAGGTATCATCATTGACAAGATAACAAGCGGTACAAAGGGAACTGCATGGTATGTTGTTAACAATAAATTGGTGGGAAAGGATTCTATTGACCTGTCCTACTACAATACCCATTTTGGCTACTGTCAGCGCATACCTGTTTATGTCAATCAAACATATAAGCAGAAAGTCGCATATAAGGCAAAGAAAAAACAGGGCAACAAATATGTAACTGTTACCAAGTATAGATGGGGGTCACGCACAAGGAAAGTCCAAAAGGGGTGGAAATACACACAGAGCAATCTTAATTCATCCATCTTCAAAAACGGCAACAAGTTCACATTCAAAATCGGCAACTTGCCTGTAAAGACTTTCAAGGTAGCAGACACAGAACAGTTGGTAGCGACAGACCTTACTATGTACTTCGGCACGAAAGGAAAGCCGATGCATACAAATATGGTGCGATCAATCATGCTCCGCAGAGATAACGCAACAGAATTTGCAGACAAGCCTAACGTATTCACCGCAGGTGATGTCGTAGAAGCTGATTGCAATGATGCTACTGTGTACCTTTACAGGGATGGTTCTTTAGGTGGCGAACTGTCACCACAGTATGGTGCTTTAGGCAACGATTGGGAAGATTTTAAGCTGACTACAGGCACTAACGTAATAATGGCAACATGGTCAGATTGGGTAAACCCAAACTACATACCGCAGATAGAGATAGAGTATAACGAGGTATATATATGATAATTTACTTTACTGACAGGGATTTAAAGATTCTTGCTCACGCTTCAACTTCTCTACCTGCCGGTTATCGAATCAAAGAAGACACAACTACGGAAGAGGTGGAAACAGGACTTAACACCTTTTCTGTGGTTGTCTCATACGATACTGATTCGAGGATGGTTTTAGAAAATGCCGTACAGGTAGGCAGATACATCCTTAAACAATCCGATACAACCGATTCAAGCAATGTTTATGATTCGCTCTATCAGATAGTAGAAGTTGAAACAGACACAAAGACACAGGAAATAAGGGCATATGCAGAAGATGCAGGTTTGGATTTGCTCAACACACTATGCCCTGCGGTGAAATTAACAGGCAACATACAGACCATGCTTCGGTACTTCTTGCCAAGCGATTGGTCTATAAACCTTGAAGATGTTCCAACCAACTCAAGAACTTACACATGGGATGGTGAATCAACAACCACAGAAAGATTGATGTCTGTGGCTAATTTATTTGGCTGTGAAATCTATTACTCATTCGATATTGACCGATTACAGGTCACAAGAAAGATTCTGAATGTCACTAAAAAAAGAGGCAATCAGACAGCCATACCACAGTTAAGGCTGAACTTTGATGTAGACAGGATCTACTGCAAACAATCTATTGCCGATTTAGTCACAGCCATAAATGTAACAGGCGGTACACCAGAAAACCAAGAACTACCTATCAACCTAAAGAACTACACATATTCCTACACAGACCCAACAACAGGTGATGTCTATAAGGTAGACAAAGCCACAGGGCAGATGCGTAACATTACCGCTATGCAGAGGTGGTCAAGTGCCATAGATCGTGATGGTTTGTGGGTAGGCTCTTTCAGCTTTGACACAACAGATAAAGCCGTATTAGCAGGGCAGGCAAGGGCAGAACTGCAAAGGCGTTCACAGGTAGCGGTCAATTATGAGGTAGACTTTGCGGTACTTCCAGAAGACATCAAGATAGGCGATAGAGTCAATATCATTGACGAACATGGAGAACTGTATTTAGAAGCACGTTTGCTTCATATTGAAACATCTGTTTCACAGGAAAAGAGAACCGCCGTTATTGGGGAATACCTCATAAGGCAGAGCGGTATATCTGAACGAGTACAACAGATGGCAAGTGACCTTGCAGAAGCAAGAGAAGCAGACAGAGCAATGCTTGAACAGTTACAGGTTGTGACCGATACTGTTGATTCATTGTTCACCCTTGAGGTTGATTCTAATATCGTTCTGGGCATCGCACATCTCAATGCTCGATTACTCAATGGCAACAAGGATGTAAAGACCGATTATGGTCCTAATTGGTTCAAGTGGATATTAAGAAACGAGAACGGAGAATCACTGTTAGGCAGAGGGTATTCACTTGATGTGAGCATGAACATCATCGGTTATGCATCAACAGTGTTATGCAGGTTCATCAGACCAGAACTGTATGACTTGACCGACCACAACTTAACGCCTATCACAGACCAAAATTCCGACCCTATACAGGTTTCTTTTGCAGGCATATACAATCAGCCTGTCGCAACAAGAAACCTGCTGAAATCGAGTTTAAAAGCCTTGAGAGCCACACAGGAAGTAGGCAACCCTACAGTAACAAGGGAAGTCAATCTGTACGAAAAAGATTCCATGCGGAAGTTCACACAACACTTCTGGACAGAAGAAACAGGCGAACACGCAGGGGCGCACATAACAGAGGTAGAGAAAGACAGATTCCTTGAAGATCCTAACAGGGGCGGTGGTAATCTTTTGGCAACCTCAAGGGGCATAGCCATAAGGGATGGACTTGACGATTTAGCTTTGTTTGGCGCAGATGGGATGCGGATAGGCAGGGCAGAAGAAAAACACATTGAGGTCACACCTACATCTTTCAATGTTGTGGATGAAGATGGATCAAATCCTTTTGGGGTAAGCACAAGCGGATCACTACGGCAAGCCTTAAGGGGTTTCAATTCTTCTGTCACAGGCGCAGATGATTATCACCCTATGTGGACAACACAGGTATATCTGCGTGGAAACATCGTAGATAACAAGGTTTATTTTGGTGTCAGTACATCTGGTAGTCCTACAGACTACACCGCATATATTGAGAATCCTACAAGCACAGCGAAATCCATAAATGTTGGCGGTGTTAAATGTTCTGTTAGGGTGTCAAGCGCATCCACATTATCTGTGACATTTGAAAATACCAACTCAACACAAAGATATGTTGGTGTCAGATTAACGGAAGAATACTATGAAACATCTGTCAAGGTGAATGATTCTATTCTTGAATCAAGATACCAACCTTTGGCAATAGTCGATTCTGTAGGAACTCATGTAGGCAATGGCGG